AGGGGTTGACAACTGTACGATTAGATCGTATACTGTATATATAAATTGATAGAGAGGGCAAACTATGTCAACAGAATTACGCAATGTACCAGACTGCCAAGCGCAGAACGAATTGACTCAGACACGCTTCTGGGGTGGCAAGGATCGAATGACTTGCATACAAGTCACTCAACGCAAACCAAAAGGTGAAGGACCTGGAGCATCAGAGTTCTTTAACCACTTATCATTAACCAAGCACCAAGCACGTATGTTGGCAACAGAATTGATGTTGTTCGCAGAAGGACGTGAGATAGATTGGGAGGTAGCAGAGTAATGGAAGATCTTTTGGATAAGGTGATCGAACAGATCAAAGATGATATCAACCTTCACTTAGATGAAACAGCCATCTACGAACTGCTACAACAGGTTCCCAAGGATGTGCTGATTGCTTATTTGCCAGAAGAGGCAAATTAGGGGTTGACAACGCTCGAATAAGAGCGTATACTGTACACAGTTAAACAATAAAGAAGGGCAAACAATATGAAATCAATTTACGAAGCTACAACAGCACAAAAGAACATGGCAGTGATTGGTCGTCAGATGATGGACATGAGCGAATATGCAAACTGTAAGGGCATGAAAGAAGCAGACTTCAAACTGCTGAACGACCTAAGCCACGTAGGCAATCTGCTTACCAAGCTGGGCAATGCATTTGGTCCTAGACTGGACAAAGATTTTACAGCCGAGGATATGAATTTAATCGCTCGTTTTACTAAAGGAGAGGTTGACATACCTCAAATGAGATAGTATACTGTAAGAACAATAAGGCATTAATAAACAACTGAAGAGGGCAATATGAAAAACATCGTAATAAATGAAGGCACGTATAAGATTAGAGGCAATGACGTAGACCTAGCAGGTATGACATTTCCACTAGTAGAAGAATTCAAAGTAGGCGCCAAGGGCGGCTACGTAACAGTAGATGGCACTGCTGTCGCAGGATTTCCAGATCGTAATATCAAGATCGCTTGCGCAAGTCCAGACAGCTATTCATCAACACGCGGTAAGGTAGAGGTACGTGAAGAAACAGATGAGGACATCATCACACGTATACGTGAAAGGTTCGACATGTTGAAAGACATGACCAAAGCTGTAAAGAAAGGCGATGTGCGAGCAATGATCGTAAGTGGCCCTCCAGGTGTTGGTAAGTCACACGGTGTTGAAGAAGTACTTGACAGATATCAGACCATTGAGACCCTAGGTGGTGGCAAGAAGTTTGATATTGTAAAAGGTGCAATGAGTCCCATAGGACTCTACTGCAAGCTGTACAACATGGCTGACAAAGACAACGTTATTGTGTTCGACGATTGTGATGCTGTATTCGATGAGCCACTTGCGCTTAATATTTTAAAGGCCGCACTTGATTCTAAGAAGAAGCGTATGATCCACTGGAACACTGATTCATTCAAGTTGCGTAACGAAGGTGTGCCGGATTGCTTTGAGTTCAAAGGTTCAGCAATCTTTATTACCAATTTGAAGTTCGACCAAGTCAAGAGCAAGAAGCTCAAGAGTCACTTGGAAGCACTGGAGTCAAGATGCCACTACATGGATCTAACCATTGATGGAGAGCGTGACAAGATGTTGCGTATCAAACAGGTTATCCAAGATGGTATGTTGGACCAGTACAAGTTAACTGATGAGATCAAAGAAGAGATCATTGACTTTGTCGACATTAATAAGAAGAGACTACGTGAACTATCCCTTAGGACTGTTCTTAAAGTAGCCGACTTGGCTGTTGCATTTCCACTCAAGTGGGAAGCGATGGCAGAGAATACTGTGATGAAACGTTAGTGTGCCCTCGCTAACAGTCACAGTTGAAGGAGTAGCATTGAGCACCTCATAGCCCTCACGCTCTGCTACACCATGCGCCCGGAGTAAGGATGTGCCCTCGTCCAAAATACTCCGGGCTTTTTTTTGGCAATTAGGGGTTGACAACTGATCCAAAAGACTCTATAATACATAGTATATTAAATAAAAGAGGGCAACAAATGAAAAATCAAACTTACGGAATGTTCACTGATGAAGGCAACTTGATGGTAGCTCGCATTGTAGAGGCAGCACAGGGTCTCGTCAAGCTGGATGGTGATGAACTCAACGCTTGGCAATTTGCATACAGAGAACTTCAGAAGCTAGAGAAGGGATCGTTTATGAAGAACGGTGTTGAGAATACCTTTGGTGAAGCAACTGACACTGATGTGCGTGAGCAAGTGTATGAAGCCGTCGTGCAAAAGCAATTCGAAGTTCCATTCTATATCTAAAAAAAAAAGGTTGACAGCGTACACCTTTGAGCGTATACTGTTAGTATAAGTTAAACAAATGAGGGCAAACATGAAAAACTTAGAAACATATCTAGAACAGAAGAACCGTTGGAACGCAATCTTCGGCCAAGCGGCCATGACGTTTCCACTAAGCCAATCAGATGCAAACGACTTGATGAACTCAATAGCATCAGAACTTTCCCCAGAGAACCTACACTGTGATGGAGAAGCAAGCATCACTCATGTACGCAAGAAGGCCAAGTTCCTAGACACAGTACAGAGAGAGCTGGAAGACTACTGCTTGAACAACTGGCTTAATACCCCTGAATGCGTATATTAGGGGTTGACAACGCACGCCAAAGATCGTATAATACTTGTATAAATTAACAAAGAGGGCTAACACTATGACAACTATCAACACTTCAACTACTGAACTAAACGACTACACTGTAGAAGATCTAAAGCTGATCAAGGCAGCGGCACTGCAACACGCACAGGATGCGGGTGAAGCACACCTAGAACAGTATGGCGAGCATGCCTACTGTGGCTTTGCTTGGGTTAACATCTACGGCATCAAAGGCAACACCAAGCTGGGCAAGCGTATGAAGGCAGCAGGCTTTGAGAAGGACTACACTGGAGCCTACTCAATATGGAACCCAAGTGGCTTAGGCACACAGTGCATGAGCACTAAAGAAGCAGGCGCACAAGCGGCAGCCAAGGTATTCAAAGCGGCAGGCTTTACTTGCTACCCAGGTAGCAGGGCAGACTAATACAGCAGGCTAGGCTGATGTGGGGACAGTGTAGGACACGCCCACTGACTAGTACAACGTAGCATGTAGTATACAACACACTAGACAGCTAGTGCTACGTGAACAGAGAAAGAACTTAGTGTGGGAAGAGATCCTTGCGTGATGCAGGGATTTTTTTTGACTTTAATAATAAAATAAAAAAAATAAAATAAAAAAAATTTCTCGAGGGGTGGGGGGCGTATATTATGTAATTAAAACAACAGCTTACATGTGCTTAATGCCCCGCTTTTTAAAAACCCACAGAGGTAGAATCACCACCTCACTTCTGTAAGTACTTCACCTAAAATTTTCGTAACGCAATTTTTTACTGTGCAGACCCCATTTCAAAACTTCCCTCTACAATAGATTTCAACTCTAAAATTTTTTGCGCACAATTTTTTTCACACACAGAACCCATTTACGCTACACAGTAAAATCAAGCAACTTACGCTAGAGCGTATAAGCGATAGCGTGTATGAGCTTGCTCGTACTATAGTGTTAAACAAGAACCTCTTAACTGTGCGCTCACTGTACGCACACTGTGTAAATACTGTATGAACACTGCGTACACACTCAAATTCAACTTTACGACTGTTACTAACACACAAGCCATCGATGCTCTTGTGTATGCACTTAGTGTGATGTTGTTTGTTAACCATAAGATAGAATCTACACAACCAGCAGATGATCTATTAGAGTTTGAGTCAAGCAAGGACTGTACATTTGCTCAGTTGGCACTGTCAAGCGACTCTAGGTATACTGTTACTGTACTGTGAGGTTTACTTTGAGGCTTACTGTTGCTTGTGGTGTGTGGGGTAAAATTTTGCTTAGAGCTTACTAGCGTAAGCAACTTCGTTGCTATTTCTAGCTTAAACGCTTCGCGCTTTTTTGGAGCTTCCGCACTTCGTGTTTGTAGGGCCTATACAGGGCAAGAGTCTTGAAATAAACGCCATCTTTTAGTCAAACACTGTTTACGGGGTATTGCAGGGCTATGCAATGTACATGTCGCATAGGTTAGTCAAGAACTGATCCTAACACGGTGTTATGTGTATTGGTACTGTCTTACAGGTCTTGTATGTCTATGCGTGTAATTTTGCTGTTGATGTTGTTGATAGCAGGACCGCTCACAACAATTTGATCACTGCCATTGTAGCTAACAAAGTTGTTGGTTTGATTGAATGTACCAAAGCCTGGCTCTTCGTAGTAGATCTTCATGATCTCGTTGCCACTTAGTGTGTCTAGGTAAGCATCCATTGTAGCACCTACAGCAGTAAACAACAGTGTGTCTGAAGCTGGTGCGCTTGCGGCCATTGCAAAGTCGCCGTTGGCAATTGAGAACTGATTCAGTGTTGGGCCACCTGTGCCACGTCCACTCACATAGTTAGGTGCTAGTGTAACACTGCCCCACAACATAGCTGTAAGGTTTGATCTTGAGCTTCTTACTATGATGTGTTCGCCTGCTTGTGCTACAAGGCCCATGCGTTCAACTGTTCCGTATGCTAATAGGTCTGCGTCATACTCCACAAAGTCTGGTGCTTCAGTGGTGTTGTCTGCTTGGCTACTTGCAATTCTAAACTCTAAACTTGCGTCATTGCGATTAACAAGGTTTAGTGTTCCCATTAAAAAACTATCATCAGGCACAGTGTATACCAATGTGTCTGCGTTAGGTGTTGTTACATCTATGTTTGCTAGTATTTTAAAAATTGTGCTTTCGGCCATTATGCGCTCCTATATTTTATTTATCCAGTTTGCTACGATGAATATATATTCTATCACCACTGCGAATGCCTTGAAAACTGTATCCCCAACTCGTCAACAGTGAGTGGCACAGTGCTGGTCTGTCTTCTACAATGATCGCAGGTAGATGTTGCTCTATTGTTCTTTTGGCACCTACCAGTGCAGGCAGTTCGTATCCTTCTAGGTCCAACTGTATGAGTGCTAGGTCTCGATATTCATTTGAGTCTATTGTGGTCTGCTGTACTTCAAAGGTGTCCAGTTCGTAACCTTTGAGATCCAATAGATCATTCACAGGCACACCATCTTCAACTATACAGCTTTCACCTGCTAGGCTGGGCTGACCTGTGCAACCTGTGGTAACTGTAACTGCTTCTACTCTATCACCTAGTGCGGCCAACTGTACAGTACAGTTGCGTAGGCCGTTTGTTTGTGTCATCTTGTGAGCGCACTCTACGTGTTCAGGCACACAATCCCATGCCCATACTCTTGTGGCCAAACGGCACAGTGTGGGCAATAGACCTCCTACAAACACACCAGCTGTGATCACATCTCCTGTGCTTCGTGTAAGTATGGTTTCTAGTAGGGGTAATAGGTCAGGTTCTGTTCCGTGAGCTGTAAACTGATCAATCTTGTGTTGAGGTAGCCCTTTGGGCAAGAAGTATGTTGCTTCAGGTCGAACAACTTCAATCACCACTCACACCATCCAGTTAACACATACTTGGTTCCTTTGAGTGGAGGGTTTCCTCTGTGTACGTGTGTAAAGCCTGCAGGCCAAACAACCAGTCTGCCTGTGCTTGCTTGTACTCGCTTGTGCTGATATAAGAATTCTGTTTCGCCACCTTCGTCAACATCATTGAGATAGATCATCCAAGCAGTAACTCGTTGCGCTCTTTGTGGTCCATCGTTTTCATAATGCCATTGATGATAACCTTGTCCGGGTTCAGTCTTTTGTACTCGCATACCACGTATCCATTGCTCGCCTGTTTCACGTAATACATCATAGTGTTCTAGGTACTGTCCGTATGCGTCCCAATAGCGTTGCAAGAATACATCAAAAGCCGCTTGATCAGGACCAAGTCTCATTGAAGGCTCTAATGGAAATACTGTAGTATCTGATTTGTTACTGGCACTACTGTCACGCAACTGTCGCCTTGTGTGGCTGAGTTGTTTAGCGTCCATCCATTCCCAATAGTCAATAATGTCTTGACATTCTGATTGGTTCAATACGTTATCAAACACTGCTATGTGTTTTTCTAAATCCATCATTATTCTGATCCTTTTGCATGTGAGTTGTTTTGGTGCGGTAGTGCAATATTAAACGCAATACTAATGCGTGTGTCACCACTGTTGTTTGCACCCACGTGATGCATTAGGTAACTAGGAAACGCTACTAGCAATCCTGGCTCTGGGTATATGTGCATACGTGTGCTGTTAAATTCATTTTGATCCTTGCTTAACATATAGCGTGGCATTATATATTCTTGCACACTGCTGGGTGTGCTTAGTGTGAGTGTTCCACAGTTGGGTTGTGCATATGGGTAGTACACAAAACTTATAAACTGATTAGCATGTAGGTGCGGAGGGTTATTGTGTATCTCATGTGTCACGCCCGGGTCATTAATATTAATCCACCAACTGTCAAGGCTAATAGGATACTCAGGTTTTATTTTAACAAGGTTGCGTGTGAGGTACTCAGCACGATCCATTACAATATCTACTAGAGGTTGTAGGTCACCTGGATCTTGAATGAAACCACTTTGCCATCCGCCTTCTTGTTCATACACATCTTTTGTTTGATGCTTGCGTAGATTCAAACAGGATTGTGTAATGACAACAGGGTCAACAAAATCGTTTATAACTTCACTAGCAAGGAAACTTGCAAATACAGGACCTATGTTCATCATTCATCATCATCCAAGTTGTTGATGAAGTCTCTAAGTTTAGTACTGTCTGCCTTGGCATGTATCTTGCGTACATTAGCACCTTCTGCTGGATCATCACTTACTGTGCCTGTGCTACCTGCTGTTGCATTGTTAGCACCTTGACGTTTGATACTGTCAAGTACACTTGATCCACCTTGTGGCGCACTGCTATATCCACTCTGCTCATCTTCGCCTAAGTCTTCAATACGTAGTGTGTCTAAGTTAAAGCCTAGATCAATCTTTTGTCCTACACCACTACTGTTACGTGTCTTCATCAACTGTAGCTGATAACGTCCACGTTCACGCATTGCTCTACTTGTAAAGATACCAAACACGTTGTCCGCAGTCTGGATCTTACTAAGTCCACCCGATATGTGCGAGTGATCAAATTCAATTTCTTCAACAGCACCACGATTCAACTGTGCCGCTGTAACAAACACTGTGTTCAATTCCATTGCTAGGTTACGTAGCTCTTCCGATACGTACTTGTCTTTGATAAACAAGTTCTCTGCACTAACCTTTGTGCTTGCTGGCAT